ACATGAGAGCAGGTGCAAACAACCAAACATCTCCAAGATTTGATGAGTATGTAATTTCATACTTTTCTCAAATTATCGCTGATGGTGTTGAGGGTTCTATTTGGAATGGTCTTGATGCAAACGCTGGAGAATTTACAGGATTTTCAAGAGCGGGTGGACATTTAGAAGGAGACGCAACAGTTGTTGATGTAGACAATGATGGTGGTGCGGGAAATGCTTATACTACAGCTAATATTGTAACTAACTTGACTAATACTCTTGCAGCTGTACCTAGCGCAGTTTATGGTAAAGAGGACTTGTATATTTACATGTCACCAAAATCTTACAGATTATACATTGCAAAAATGTCTACTGATGGTTACTTAAACGCTTACAATATGCAAGGTGATTATGCACCTTTATTCGAAGGAACTAAATTAGCAGTATGTCCGGGAATGCAAGATGATGTATTAGTAGCAGCTGAAAAATCAAATCTTTTCTTCGGCACTGACCTAATATCAGACGCTACATCTATAAGAATGTTAGACATGAATGACTTAGACGGTTCAGACAATTTAAGAGTAGTTTGTAAATATTCAGGTGGAACAATCCAAGGAGTAGGTGCAGATATTGTACTGACAAACTAAATTAATTTAAGAAGCAGGGGTGTAAAAGCCCTTGCTACTTTAACCTCTAAAAAATAACATAACATGGCATGCACATTATTAACAAAGGGGAGAGGGCTTGACTGTAACCGTATATCAGGTGGAATTAAGTTCATTTATTTCGCAGTATATGACCAAGTGACCTCTATCCCACAAACTTCAGGGGAAATTACTGATATAGAAATGGGGAGTAATGTACTGTATAGATACACTATGCCTTTAGGTGTAGCTAGTCTTACAGATACAATTGTAGGTAGCCGTGAAAACGGCACTATTTATTACACTCCACAGGTAAATATAATACTTAACAGATTAACAAAAGAAGACCAAAACCAAATTAAACTTTTAGGAGCAACTAAAGTAATGATATTTGCTCAATTAAACCAAACTATAGCATCAAATGGTCATGATGTCATTGTTGGATTAGGAACAGGAAACGGAATGGAACTTAATGCAGGAACTATGGATAGTGGCGCAGCTTGGGGAGACAGAAATGGTTACACGTTGACCTTCGATGGAATGGAAGCATTACCTTTCGCTATGGTTGCAGATTATACAACAGAACCATTTGACAATTCAGCATTTACGATGGGAACAATTGTAACTTCATAATCTTATTAGTAGTTTTCATATATTTCGGATTTAGGTGGGCTTCGGTTCACCTTTTTCTTTCAATCTTGGCAAAGGTGTTGCGTTTAGGCGTATCTAGGGAAACCTAGCGTTTGTCATGAAATTAGGTAGCTTCGGCTACCTTTTTTCTTTTATAAGCAAATAAATATCTAACTTTTCTATTATATAGTATGATACAAGCAACAACATCATCTAACCTTACAGTTTATTTACAAACTGAAGACAACAGAATTAATACGAGTGTAACAACATCACAGATAAGGTTTCTAGTAAAGTTTACCAACGACATGGATAAATCTAAACTTTATGTATACGGTCAAGCCCAAACCATATACGACAGATATACGAAAATGACTTTTTACAATGAAGCAAATAACAATGTCTACACTGGAAGATTAGAACTTTTACCGGCTGGTTATTGGAAGTATGAAGTGTACGAAGTGTCTTGGTTAGGCGACCCAACTTTAGAAGAAGAAACTGCACCAGTAACAGAAACACAAGTAATTGAACCTGCAAGCCCTGACGTAGGAGTTGTTCAAGGGCTTGTAACTAAAGGAAAAATGTATGTCGCAGAAAAAGATGGAACACAGCAAGTTCAATACACACAACACCCTGAACCATCAGGAACAAACTATATATATTACGGACAATAAAATACTATGAAAGATAACATTATCAATATCAATTTGCAAACAAGTACCGCACCATTAGTGCAAGAAGTTCGTGGCAGGGACTATATCGAATATGGCACAGATAATTGGAGAAATCTTTATCCTCAGTTTCTAATTGACTTATATTATTCTAGTAGTATTACTGCTGCTATTATAAATGCGACTTCAGAAATGATAGCAGGCGAAGCTCTTATTATTGAAGATGATGAAGATAGAGATTTAGAAGCTAGAATAAAACTTCAAAACTTTATTAATAGAGCAAATGGAAAAGAATCTTTACATGAGGTAATAAAGAAATTAGCTTTTGATTTTAAACTTCAAGGGGCATTTGCTTTAAATGTTGTATGGTCTAAAGATAGAACACAAATTGCAGAAATCTATCACGTTGGTGTTGAGAAATTAAGATGTTCTAGACCTGATGAATTTGGAAGAACTCCCGGTTTTTATATTAGTGCAGATTGGTCAAACACTAGACAGAACAAACCTTATTATGTTCCTGCTTTTAATGCCAATGATAGAACATCAGCTAATCAAATACTATATTCAGGATTGTATAGTCCAAATATGAATTCTTACTACACACCTGACTACGTTTCTTGTAATAATTGGGCTTTAATAGATGCTAGGGTATCTGAATACCATCTCAACAATATATCTAATGGCTTTGCTGGTTCATTTATGATATCCTTTGCCAATGGCATACCAACGGCTGAAGAACGTAGACAAATAGAACAAAGTTTAACAGACAAGTTTTGTTCAGAAACCAATGCAGGGAAGTTCGTACTTACTTTTAGTGATGATAAAACAAGAACTCCTGAAATAACACCTATTAGTACTAGTGATTTAGACAAAAGCTATTTGGCACTCCAAGAACTACTCGTTCAAAACATCCTCTCCGGCCATAGGGTGACTTCTAAGACACTTATGGGTCTTGACAGTACCAATGGGTTCTCCAGTAATACAGATGAGCTTATAAACGCTGCAAACTTTTACTTAAATACTGTTGTTAAGCCGTTCCAAGACCAAATAGTAAAAGAATTGAGAAAGATTTTCCAAATCAATGATATGGATATGCCTGTTGATTTTGTTCAATTAAAACCAATAACAGTTCAATTTGATTCTAAGACTATTAGAGAAGTTATGACAATCGATGAAATTCGTGATGAACTAGGCTTAGAACCATTAGAAAATGATGAAGATACAGTTGAACAAGATGTTAAATTAAGTAAAGTTGGAGTGATTGATGGCGAACCTGTATTTAGCACAATAGAAGAAGCAGAAGCTCATGCTAAGATAAAAGGGTGCGAAGGCTATCATGAACATGAATTAGAGGGAGAAACGGTTTATATGGCTTGCACAGGACATTCTGAAGCTACTGAACTTTCTAAATTTATTGAAGAATTTGGAGAAGATATTCCTGAGGGATGGGAAATGATAGATGATGAAATTGTAGATGGAGAGCATCAAGATTTTGATTTTGAAAAAGAATTAAATGAAATTGCAAACGAAAAATTTGAATTTGTTTCAACAGGTAGAGCAACACCAAATACTAGAAGTGAACAAGATGGATTAAATAAAGAAGGAACTGCGTTTTATAAAGTGCGATATGTTTATACAAAAAACAATGCTTTAAGTCAAAAAGGAGGGACAAGAGATTTTTGCAAGTTAATGATGACATCTAAAAAGATATATAGAAAAGAAAATATATTAAAGATGTCTAATATACCTGTTAATGCAGGGTGGGGTCCTCGTGGTGCAGCAACCTATTCTATTTGGCTTTACAAAGGCGGTGGAAATTGCCATCATTATTGGAAGCGTAGAATTTTTAAAGCACCTGCTAGTGATGATAATTTTGTGGTTTATCCTGATAATGTTACAACAGATAAGATTATTACAGCAGCAAAAGCAAGAAGTGAAGGATTTACAATTAAACGAAACGATAACTTAGTTGCTAGAGCACCTAAGACAATGAAAAACGCAGGATTTTTAGAACCTAGATAACTATGGCATACGTATTATTTATATCAGAAGAAAAGCTAAAAGATTCAACAGCAATTAATTTGAATGTTGACACACAACTTTTATTACCTTATGTTAGACAAGCACAAAAGCTTTATGTAGAAACAAAGTTAGGAACTAAACTTAATCAAAAACTAAAAGATTTGATTGAAGCAGGAACTATTGGTGCTGGTGGAAACGCTGCTTATAAGACTTTATTAGATGACTATATTGGTGATATGCTTCCAAATTGGGCATTTTATCACGCAATTCCATTTCTTAGATTTAAGATAGAAAATGGCAATATATATTCTAAAACATCAGAGACAGGAACAGCTTTGTCCACTGAAGAAGCACAACATTTAAGAGAGGAGGTTCGAAACACAGCTGAATATTATACGGAAAGAATGGTGGAGTATATATGTAACAATACTAGTAGCTTTCCTGAATATTCGACCAATAGTGGCGCAGATGTTAATCCTGATAAAAATTCTTACTATGCAGGAATGAATCTTGAAAGACCTATGCGTCAAGGGAATAGATTAACATTGAGTGATTTTTTAAGTTCATCAGACTAATGAAGAAATACTATAAACCTAAACAAAAAAACATAACTAAGCTTAAATCCTACTTGGATAAGAAGCCAAATAATAATAAAAATGAACGACCTAAAAGACACACTACAAGTAGGGATAGCTAACGGTTCGGCAATTGGTTTTAGTATAACTGATTGCAATGAAGTGCTTACACTTATTTCGCTAATATTAGCTATCAGTTTTACTATTTATAAATTCATAAAATATAAAAAATGAAAAAATTAATTTGTAACATAATATATAAGATAACAGGACGAGTGTATTGTCTAGGTTGGTGTGATGGTAATTTCAAAGGGTGCAAATGAAGAAGCGTAAACTAAACAGTAAAAATCCTAAGTATAATAAAACGGAAGAAACTGATGTTAAAATGCGTAAGATATTTGTTAAAGAAGTTAAGGGGTGTAAAATCTACAAAGGCTATTACTACTAAAGATAATAACATAAATCTTCTAATCATTAGAGATACCTTTACTGATAATTCTACTTTAGGCGAATTGTTCATTAATGGCGAAAGATTTTGTGATACATTAGAATTGCCATGGAAAAATAACGTAAGAAACATATCTTGCATTCCTGATGGGGAATACAATGTAAGGTTAAGATACGCAAAAGAAAGTGCAACAAGAGATTATTTGCATTTATTAGTTAAAGACGTTCCAAATAGAGACTATATTTTATTTCATAGGGGAAATACAGCTAACGACACAAGCGGCTGCATCCTAGTAGGTCAGGGAAGCCAACAAGACATTGTTCATAATTCTCGATTAGCTATGGATTTACTGATGAAAGAAATCATAAATTTGGGTGGCAAGAATATTAAATTAATAATTAAAAATAGGTAAAATGAAAAATTGGATAACAAATGTAGTATTAGGCAAGATTCTAAATAGTCGCAAGTTTATCTATGCGATAACAGGAATTGTAGTGCCTTGGTTAATGGCACATTTTGGATGGGGTGCAGAAGTAGCTGAAACAGTATGGCAAACATTCCTAGTGTTAATCTTAGGACAAGGAGTTGCAGACATCAGTAAGAAATAATAGATATAGATTAAAGCCACATGAAATTGTGGCATTACAAAAAATGAGGGAAACCGAGACTAGGAATATCCTGGTTATCGGTGACCTTCATGAACCTTTCTGTCTTGATGGTTACTTAGATTTCTGTTTAGAACAATACGAAACTTACAATTGTAATCAAGTAATCTTCATTGGCGATATTTTAGATAACCACGCATTTTCTTATCATGAACCAGACCCTGATGGAATGTCGGCAGGATATGAGCTGGAAAAAACCATAGAAAAGGTTTCATATTGGTATAAGGCTTTTGAATATGCAGATGTCTGTATTGGAAACCATGATAGGATGGCTTCAAGAAAAAGTATGACAGGTGGCATTCCATCTGCTTGGATAAAATCCTACAATGAAGTGTTAAGCACTCCAAATTGGAATTGGGTTGAATCAATAACTTATGATGGTGTTCTTTACGAACATGGAGAAGGAGGTCAAGCACAGACCAAAGCAAAAAACAACCTGATGTCTAGTGTTTGTGGTCATACTCATACTGAAGCATATTGCAAATGGTTCGTTGGAAAAAAGTTTAGAGTCTTCGGACTGCAAGTTGGATGCGGTGTAGATTCCACAACTTATGCAGCTGCGTATGCTAAAAATTTTAAGAAACAAGCGATAGGATGCGCAGTAATTTTAAATAATGGCACGCTTCCTATTAATCTTTTAATGCCTTTATAGTGAACAAGGATAAAAATTTGCAAATCTTCATAATGTATCTTTTGATTATTATATTAATCATAACCTGCAATACTTAACCGAGGGTTTTTCAGCTAATCGATTTTCTTATGTTTTAAATGGTAATATATTGCATATACCTTAAAACCCCTTAAAACGGCTTATTTTAATTAAAATAGTTAACATTTAAATTGTTAATAACTTTGTAAATATTTATGTAAATAATTGTGTCAATTAAAAAAAGTTTGTACATTTGCATCATAATTAAAACGAAATTAATTTAAATAAAACTAAAATGAAAAATCAAACTAAAACTTTTTATAGAGTAGAATCAACAGAAAATATTTTTTCACCTCCATCTTTTAACACTTTAGAAGAAGCCCAACAGTATATAAAAGATGAGCCAAAAACGGGCAATAAAGAATATTACACTTGGTATGCTACAACATTATATATAAATAAAATTACACAAGTTATTGAAAAAATAGATTAACTGATGAGCCTTCAATAGGCGAAACACCCTTCGGGGTGTCTTAATCAACTAAAATTAATTTAAATAAAACTAAAATGAAAACAAAACTAAAATTAGAAAAGGTTAGAAAAACAAGTTCAGGAGTAGATTTTGCAGACATCATCTGCGAAATGCCTTATAAAGGTGCTTATTCTGATTCAGTAACAGTTAAATTGTCATGCACTAGTTGTGCAATTAGAATCATGTCAGACCACTTAGTTGGAGAAATGAGACACATTTGCGAAAACTTAGATACTGATAAAATAAGACAATTTGCAAAGGATATGCTAAAAGCATCTAAAACTTTAAACGAGGTCAGAAGTATATAGGTTAACTGATGAGGTTTTAATAACCGAAACGTCGTGAGACGTCTTAACCAAAATTAATTTAAATAAAACTAAAATGAAACTATTTTTAAACACAACGGACTTAAACAATCCAACAATTGAAATCACAGAAAAATGGAAAGTTTGGGTAACCAAAAACAGTAAACCTATTATTATGGAAGTTCCATTCACTAAAGTAAATGATGCTCACGAATTTATATGGGAACAACTAGGTAAACGACCATCATCAATATCTAAACTTTAATAACTCTGATGAGTCCTAAATGGACGAAACACCCTTCGGGGTGTCAGTTATAATCAAAACAAACTAAAATGTATTCAAATTTTAAAATGAAAGAAGCAACAAGTAAAGACGAAGCTATTATATCTATATTAGATGTAGTTGAGGAAAACCCTGTATGGCTAAACAAAGTTGACAGCAATCATTTAATTTTGCTAATGAGAGTGTCAAAACAAAATCGTGAAAACCATATTGAGGTGTTGACAAATGAAGAAGTGATTGATTTATTTGTTAAAATAAAAGCTGCATACTATGACTATAAAGACAACGCCGTATGGAACTAATATGTCAAGATTTTCACTTTTATAATAACGGAATGTTTTATAAAACAATAAACAAAATATCACCTAATGGCTGGTTCTCAGATATAAAAAAAATTGAACCAAGTATTAGAATGTTTGGAACAGAAGAACAGATAAATAAAGCACTTGATGAATATTGTAAAATGACAGGACTTAATCTTAATGAATGTTATAATTATGAGATTGAAAAGAAGGGCAGCTATTGGGAAGAAATAGTGTTTAGTGAAACTAGAAAAGATAAACCAACACTAAAAGAATATAACGATATTGTAAGTAAAAATCTCAAGATTTACAAAGAGAAATATAATAAACTAAATAATAAAGCTTTAATAACAACGATATGAAAAAAGAAGAAATAATTAAACGTATGAATAATATTAATACGTTCCAAGAATGTAAAGGTGAATTATGCCTACGCGGTACAGACGAACATGGTCAGGACTTTACAGTATGGTTTGATACCTATGACTTTTTAAATTGGATTGATTCAGAGCAAATAGAATATATAAAAGAATGTTTAATAATACAAATAAAAGGCAAATGAAAAAATACAGGTGGGGTTTGCGAAACGTTATAAAGAAAGGTAATTTTATTACCTCTAACAATAAAAAAATTGCTGAAATCAAAGGAGATGAATTACACCATTTAGGTTGGTGGAGTTGGACAGCAGCAAAACATATTAATCATATAGCAAAAGAACTAGGATTAAAACCAATACAATATTAATGAAAGGTGTAACAATAAGCCCATTGCTAGTGATAGCTAATCTTGAGAATGGTGACGAATTAAGTAGGCCTTGTGGATTGAAAGTCGCGACAGGGAAACAAACAGCTGCTTAACCTTTTATTATTTAACTAAATATTAATTAAACACATAAAAACGAAATGAAAACATCAATTAATGAATATGAATTTTGCAGGTGGTTTGAAGTAAACCGACCTAATAATTTTAGTTATGATGGCAGAAAGGCATTATACGAAATGCTAACAAGCTACGAAGAAGATACAGGAGAAGAAATAGAATTTGACCCTATTGCTTTTTGTTGTGAATATATGGAATATGAAGATATGGAAGAATTTTGGCTTGATTATGACAGGGCAGAATATCCCAATGAGGAATCAATTATGGATGCTACATTCTATTGGGCATTCGGAGATTCTTTCATAATACAGCAATTTTAAAATAAATTTTGTATTTTTAACACAATTACTAACAGGCAAAAGTCCTAGCCACTAATATAGGCAAACTAAAATGAAAACAGAAAAGATTAAAGAAAAGTATTTACATTACGGATTGGAAAAAGATGATGTTTTTAAGCATCAACATTACGTAATAATCACAAGAAGTGGAATCGAAAAAATTATAGCAATGGAGGGCATAAAAATTAACTACAATGTAGTAAAGTGTGAGAGTAATTTTGCTGCAGTATCTGCATTTGCTTCAATTGATGATAATGAACCTGTCATACAAACATTTGGTTCAGCTTTAAAAGGTAAAGGATACCAAGATGGAAATTGCAATACTTGGTATGTTTTAGAAATGGCTGAAAAAAGAGCAATGAGTAGGGCAGTATTAAAGCTTACAGGTTTTTACGAGCTTGGAGTATTTGGTGAAGATGAATCAGAAGATTTTAAAAAGAAATAACATGAGGGGGTTAAAACCTATATTAATGAATAATGTCAGCAGTTATACTTTGAGAAAGGTTAAGTCCCCCTCTTTTTTTAATAATAATAAATAAATAAGATATGAAAATTACAGGAAAATTAGTAAAGAAATTACAAGTAGAAGCAGGAACTTCTAAAGCAGGAAAGTCTTGGGAAAAACAATCAATACTTGTAGAACAATCAGGAACGGACTATAACAAAGAAGTAGTGATAAGTTTCTTTGGGAATAAGGTCAAAGAATTACGAGATATTGAAGAAGGGTCACAAGTTAATGTATCAGTCAACTTATCTTCAAGAGAATACAATGGAAAATATTATCATAATATTGATGGCTGGTTTATAGCTAAGTTAGAAGATAAATTTGTAACTGACGAAGAAACTGATTTACCATTTTAATTATGACAGAAGAATTCAACTTTAAAGCATTGTGCGACCTCACTACTAGAGTAATGGGGTTGCCAACAGGTTCCTTATCATTAAGGAGTAGGAAAAGAGAATTGCAATCAGCTAGGTCAATAGCAGCTTATATAGGCTTAACTGAAGAAAAAATCCATAGAACTATTATTGCTAAAGTTTTAAATAGGGATAGAGCAGTTACATATCATTATGAATATAGACATAATCATCATTTTATTTCTAGTAGAGAATATAGAAAAACTTTTGACAAAATCTACAAGGCATATAAAGACGTAGAGGGAACTAAAAGTATTTTTTCAGATAAAAAAACTATGAAGAAATATTTATTAAAAAATGGGGTTACAGAAAAGGCAGAACATGATGTAAGATTAGAGGTAAAAAGTGGCAGAGCAATATGCTATATTAATACTACTTATTTTGATTTTTCTAACCAGCTTGAAAATATTAAATTAGCACTCGAAAATTATCATTATACAGTTAAAATATTCTAATGGAAAAACCGAACTATTACGCTATACTATCAGCAGAGGTTAGATATGATAATAACCTTAGACCAAACACAAAACTGCTGTATGCAGAAATTACTGCGTTATCTAATATAACTGGAGAGTGTTTTGCAAGTAATAGATATTTTTCAAATCTTTATAATAAAAGTAAAGGTGCAATATCAGGATGGATAAGCGAATTAGTAAAATATGGTTATATTCAAGTTAGATATACATATAAAGAAGGTACTAAAGAAATTGAACATAGGTATATCAAAATATTAAAGGGGGGTGTTAATGAAAAAGACATACCCCCATTAAAGAAAACTTTAAAGAATAATACTATTAAATCTAATAATAAAATAACTAATACTATAATACAAAGAAAATCCCAATTTGAAAGTAAAGTTGCTTTATTAGATTATGATGTTAAATTAAAAAGAGAATTTTGTGACTATTGGACAGAAAAAAATTCAAAAGGAACTAAAATGAAATTTGAAATGGAAAGAACATTTGATATTAAAAGACGATTATCAAGATGGTATAAAAATGAAAATAAATGGAATAAGCAAAACATGGGTAAATTACACTCTCAAATTAATGCATGGCAAGAAGCTAAAAAATTATTATGAAAAGATTACAGCAAGAAAACTTACAAGAACTAACTGAAAAAGTATTAGATTTAATTGCACGAACAGGGGTAGAGATAGGACATAAAACAGACCCTGAAACATTGGCAAATTTGAGTAAGATATTTGCAAGTGATTTAATAAATGAAAATAGATTTTATAATTTAACATTTAATCAAATACAAGATGCATTTCGGCAGGGTGTAAGATTTGGTAAAGATGAACCATTTTTAAATATTAGAACTTTTTACAAATGGGTTTATGCTCATAAAAAAGTAATTGATGATGCTTATTATCAAGTTCACACATTAGGACAAAAGAATGTTCCTTTTTATCAAGAACCATTAAAACTATTAAAATGATTGGATGGGTAATAATAACCGCCATTATAATGTGGCTAATAAGAGAACTAAGATGAAAATATTATTAGGTTTTTATGTGGGGATAATTTTAATATGCATAATAGAAGCATATTTAACTAAAACAATAAATGATGAAGAAAATAACTATTAGACAAGGAGAAGTAAAAAGTCAATCTGATGCAGTTTTATGGCATTTAAAAACTTATGGAAGTATAACGAGCTACGAAGCTATTAAAGAATATGGTGCAACTAGACTTTCGGCTATTATATTTAATCATAGAAACGATGGATATGATATTGATAGTGTACCTTTAAAAAAGAAAACAAGATTTGGCAAAACAACTACAATAGCAAAATATATATATACTGAACCTACTAAGCAATTTAATCAAGGAATGTTGTGGCAAAATCAATAGGTAAGCTAAAAAAAGAACTAGATAAATGGTTTAGTTTTTATATTAGACTAAGGCATGCTGATGATAATGGTAATAACCAATGTTGTACCTGCGGTACAGTAGACCATTGGAAAAAACTACAATGCGGTCATTTTGTTAGTCGAAAATATCTACCAACAAGATATCATGAAGTAAATTGCTTCCCACAATGTATAAGTTGTAATATTTTTAAATATGGAGAGCAATGGAAATTTGGGCAATTTTTAGATACTAATTTTGGAGAGGGGGTATCAAAAGAATTGGTTATTTTAGGTCATACAACTATAAAAATTACTAGAAGTGAATATGAAGAAAAGATTAGTTATTACAAGGACGCTGTTAAAAACTTAAAAAAAGAAAAAGGTATTGATTAACTTTTTTTATATCTTTGACGTATGCACAAACCGATTTTCTCAAGTGAAGAACATAGGTCAATTGTTGAGGTCTATATAACAATGTGCAAACAATTCTCAAAAGAAGTAGCAACAAAAGCAAAATACCAAAGCTATTTAGACGTACTTTCTACTATTATTGAATATCATAATGGATATGGTGAAGGAGTAAGGGAAAACAATTTTTACGATTGGTTAGTTATCATCCCAATTAATTTATCAGTAGCTACAAATGGATTTTTTGCAGGAATAGAAACGAAATCAAATGCAGCTGTAGTTAGAGGATATAAAGTTGTGCTAGAACAAATGCTATTTGAAACCGTTAATAAGTTGGATACATTAGAACCAACAAATGACTGATATTTATATAGAAATATCAAAATTAACAGATAAATTTAGAGAGATGGCTTATGGATTGACTACTGATGAAGATAGAGTTAATGAAGCAGTGCAAGAACTAATGTTATATTTTTTGCAAATGAATCCCAACACTCTAAAAACAATATATGAAAAAGATGGAATTAATGGAATTGTACGATATGGTGCAGTAGCATTAAGACGTTCATTAACAAGTAAAAGGAGTGCGTTTTATTATAAATTTGACAAATATTATAATCATGTTCAAGATTATTCAAATAAAGAAAAGATAGGCGGCAAAAGAAATCTTTATAATATTCCACAACCAGCAGAAGAATTTCAATGGAATAAATTAGAAGAAATAGATAAAGCATTAGATGGTTTAGATAGTTGGTATGATAGAGAGTTATTTAAGCTATACTATTACGAAGGTAATACTCTAGATAGTTTAGCTGCTAAAACAAGAATAAGTCGAAATAGCTTGTTTACAACAATAGATAAAGTAAGAACAATAATTAAAAAAGAATTGAATGAAGATGTATAATCCAACAAAGAAAAATAGTTTTGTTATGCAATTTGGTTTTGATTTTCCTGAAAGGGTTATTAAACATAGAAAGAAAAAAAATGACAGAAGAAAATTTAGTAGTAATTTTTCCAAATTAAATGAATAGATTTTTTGTTCCTAATGAAGTATATGAAGATAGAATATCTATCTGTAAAGCTTGTGATAAATATATAAGTTTATTGGGAAACTGTTCTATTTGTAAATGTTTTATGAAAGTCAAGGCAAGATTAGCACCAATGGAATGTGCTGACAAACCTAAAAAATGGCAAAAGACAACTGAAATAGAAAGCCCTAAAAATTTACCTAAAGAAATAATAGATGAAATATTAGATATTTGGAAAGATTTAAATACAGGAAGGGCAAAAGACTTAGAGACAAAGAAGCGAATGATTACATTATATAATACAATACATAATACCAGCTATAGTACGGCTACAAATTGTGGTTCTTGTTTGTCAACTTGTTTTGATGGCATAAAAAAATTATATAAAAAACATAAAGATGAACAATTTAATACAAATTAGAAAAGAGCAAATAACTAAAATAGATTATTTGTCTTTTTTAAAGTCTAGGAAATTACATTATAAAAGCAGATGGATAGTTAAATACGGAACTAAAGGATTAGTAAGAGAAGTTAAATTGATATTCAATCCTGAGGAATATCGCAAAGGAAAACGAGCAAAAAAATTAAATACACAGTATGGACTAATTAAAATTTTAGAAAATGACAGAAAAAGAAGATTACAAACAACATCCTGAACCAACATATTACACAGGAACTAAATACGGATATTCAGCAAGAAAGGTTGTTGAGGATTTTGATTTAGGGTATAATACAGGCGTAGCAGTAAGCTATTTACTACGTGCAGGTAAAAAATCAGGAAACCCTGCCGAACAAGACATACAAAAAGCAATCAACCATTTGCACTTTGAGCTAGATAAACTATATAAAGAAAATAATACAACAACAGGAGCAATACAGTTATGACACTTTATAAATGTAAATGTGGAAACGAACAAGAAATTGGAAAGGCAACTCTAGCTTTAAGAGATGGTAGATGGCGAACTATTCAAGCTTTATGTGATTGTGGTAAATGGATGGAAGCTGAACCTGCAGATGGAATGCCAACACTTATAAGAACTGAAGCATCATTAAGTAAAAAGAAAAGACACGACAAACTTTGGGATAGTGCTAAAGAAAAATTAACAGGAGAAAGAGGAATAAATGAAACATTTGAATAATACCGACAGAAAGAAAAGGAGAAAAAAAATAATAGAATACTATTTTAAAAATCCGGGAACAAATTTAAAAGAGTTAGCTAAAAAATTCAAGACAAGCGAAGTAACAGTTAGCAGTGCAATTAGTGAAGAACTTACAAATAGAATTCAGAACAGTAAAGCAAGAAAATGGATGAAGTTGTAATAAAATAAATAAATGAAACAAAAAATAAAGTTATATAAAATAAAAGGAAATAAGAAAAATCCTAGAATTATTAAAGACCACAAATTCCAAAAGTTAGTGAAATCTATAAAAGAATTTCCTGAAATGTTAAAGCTAAGACCAATAGTGGTTGATGAAAATATGATGGTGCTGGGTGGTAATATGAGACTAAAGGCAAGTATTGAAGCAGGATTAAAAGAAGTATGGATAGACATAGCAGAAGGATTGAGTGAAGAACAAAAACAAGAGTTTGTTATAAAAGACAATTTATCTTTTGGCGAATGGGATTGGGATTTAATTGCTAACGATTGGACGGATTTACCATTAGAAAAATGGTCAATGGATTTGCCTTTATTTAAAGAGAATGTCTATACAAAAAATATTAAGTCACCAGAATACAAAGCAAAAGGTGTCAAACCTGAAATGTTTGAGTTGTATAATGATGACAAGACAGAAAAATTAATTGAGAAAATAAACAATGCAGATATTAGTGAAGAGGACAAAACATTTTTAAAAAAAGCTGCATATCGACATATTGTTTTTAATTATGAAAACATTGCAGAATTTTATACTCATTCAAGTAAAGAAATTCAAGAATTAATGGAAGAATCAGCACTCGTTATAATAGACTTAAAAAGTGCCATTCATTATGGTTTTGTGCAAATGACAGAATTTTTAACAAATTTTGAAGATGACGAATAAAAGTTTTGCAGTATTTATAATGGTTCATGGAAGACCTGAAAAAGACTGGACTTATCGAAGTTTAAGGAAGTTCGGCTATACAGGGAAAATTTATTTAGTTGCTGACAATCTCGATGAGACAAGACATGATTATAAAAAGAAATACAAAGACGAGTTAATTATATTTGACAAGAAAGAAGTTGCAAAAGGTTTGGATAGCGGAGACAATAGTGGTGATATGCGTAGTACTTTATACTCAGCTAGTAATATGTTTAACATTGCAAAAGAAAAAGGCATAAAATATTTCTTTATTATGTGTGACGATTACAAAGGATTTTACTATAATTTCAATAAGAATTTAGAATTTAAAAAAACACCAATAAAAAATTTAGACAAAGTCTTTGATATTATGATTGAATTTTACAAGAAAACGCCTGTATTAACTTTAGCGATGGCACAGGCAGGTGATTTTATTGGAGGGAAAGACGGAGGTAATGCAGAAGTAAAGTTACTAAGAAAAGCAATGAATACTTTTTTGTGTAGCACAGACAGACCGTTTCAATTTATGGGAAGATTAAATGAAGACGTCACAACGTATGTTAATTTAGGAAGCAAAGGTAGATTGTTTTTAACAATAACAAGTTTGTGCGTTATACAAAATATGCATCAGAAAGAAAAATCAGGATTGACAGATGTTTATTTAGATTACGGAACTTATGTGAAATCCTTTTTTTCAGTAATGTATAATCCTTCTTGTGTATTGATTTCGGATTTGGGAACGAAAAATAAAAGAATACATCATAAAGTTAAATGGAAAAACGCTGTGCCTAAAATATTAAATGAAAAATACAAGAAAAATGGAACAAAATAGAACAAAGATTAATAAGGAAAGGCTGTTAAAAGCATTAGAAAATTCACTTGGAGTTGTGACAACAGCATTAAAAGCAACAGGACTATCAAGAACAAACTATTATAAATGGTTAAAAGAAGACGAGGAGTTTGCTCAAAGAGTTAATGAAGTGGAGGACATTTCAAAAGATTTTATTAAATCAAAATATTATGAATGTATCAAGGACAAAGTTCCTAGTGTGGTTTTGCATGGTGCAAAAAATCATTTAGGGTGGAATGAGACTAATAATATTGACATAACATCAGGCAACAAACCAATAAATATGCCTGTAATTACATTTGTAGATTCTGAAACTGAATAAAAAATATAGTGCGTTATTTGAATCAGATGCTAGATACTTTATAATAACTGGAGGTCGAGGGTCAGGAAAATCTTTTGCCGTTACAGTATTCTTAACATTATTGACAATGACACAAGGGATTAGAATCCTTTTTACTAGATTTACTATGGTGTCAGCACATTTGTCTATTATTCCTGAATTTTTAGAGAAAATTACTTTATTAGGATTCGAAGATATTTTTAGTATCAATAAATCAGAAGTATTAAATACTAGCAATCAATCTGATATATTATTTAGAGGAATTAAAACATCATCAGGAAATCAAACAGCTAGATTAAAATCTTTGCAAGGAATAAGTTGCTGGGTATTAGATGAAGCTGAAGAATTAATTGATGAAGATATATTTGACACAATTGATTTAAGTATTAGAGAGAAAGGAATACAAAATAGAGTTATACTTATCTTGAATCCTGTAACAAAGGAACATTGGATATATAATAGGTTCTTTCTTGATAAAGGCGTAGAGGACGGTTTTAACGGTGTTAAAGATAATGTATGCTACATCCATAGTACATACCTAGACAATAAAGAAAATCTCTCTAAGAGCTTCCTAGAGCGTATAGAGAGCTTAAAGCATATTAACTTTAAAAAATATACTCACAAAATATTGGGAGGATGGTTAGATAAAGCTGAAGGAGTTGTATTTGAAAATTGGAGTTTTGGAGAATTTAATCCTGATGGATTACAAACATCATGTGGAATGGATTTTGGTTTTAGTATAGACCCTGACAGCTTAACAGAAGTAGCTATTGACAAAAAGAAACAAAAGATATATTTAAAAGAACATATATACAAGAATGGCTTAAAATCCCAAGAATTGGCAGAAATAATACTAGACAAAGTAGGTCAGAAGTTAATTATTGCAGATAGTGCAGAACCAAGACTTATAGCAGACCTAAAGCATTTGGGCGTTAATATAAAACCTGTAAAAAAAGGAACCATTGAAAGTGGTATAACAAGAATGCAAGATTTTGAATTAATAGTAACCCCTGAATCAACTAATATAGCTAAAGAATTAAACAATTATGTGTATGCTGATAAAGGAAGTAAATTGTATGTAGATAATTACAATCATGCAATTGATGCGATAAGATATAATGTTACTTATAATTTAGATAATCCTAATGTGGGTAAATATTATGTGCAATAAAAAACCCCCCACTGAAAAGGAATAACGACAAAGAAAAGTAGGTTGTGGGGGGATTTAAAAACTAAAATGAGGGGCAAATATATAACTTTAAACTAAATATACAACTTTTCTATTATATAATATAAGAAATTATGAAAGTCAAAATTAAGAAGCAGGGTAAAGTAAAAAATTATTCTTTAATCAATAGCTGGGAAGATGTAACGCTGGAAAAATGGTTAAAGTTAATAGGTATAAAAGACAAGACAAAAAGTAAAGAAGCAGAACAAACAATAGCAATTTTGTCTGATATTCCTAAAGAGTTGATAAAACAACTTGAGTTAAAAGATGTTGCGCTTATAATGAGTAAGATGGGCGAATTACAAGCACAACAAGATAGTTCTTTAAAAAGAGTAATTGAGATAGAAGGAAAGAGGTATGGGTTTCACCCTGATTTAGACAGCATAACTTTAGGGGAATATGCCGATATCGAAACCTTTATTAAAAATGATATTGAAAAGAATTTACCTGAATTAATGGCTGTTCTTTATAGACCAATAGTTCAAGAAACTGAAGATGGTCTTTATAGTATTGAAGCTTATGATGGAGATATAAGAATAAGGACGGAGTTAATGAAGAAGATGTCATCAGAACAAGTGCAAAGTGCGCTGGTTTTTTTTTACAGTTTCGTAAGAGAATTGTCAATGATTATGCAATTATCTTTGATGAAGCAGCTGAAGGTAACGAAACAGCAATAGGTGACTCAGGATTTGCAGAGAAGTGGGGGTGGTTTGGAGTGATGTATAGATTAACAGGAGGAGAGATAATAAATTTAGAAAAAATAACAAAGCTTAATCTCTTAGAAGTATTTACTTGGTTAAGTTATGAAACAGATTTAGAAAGTCAAAATAAAGTAAAACATGGTTCAAAATAAAACATATAACAATGTAGTAAATACATTAACAGATTTAGCTAATAATCATCATCAAATAGCAACTGTTTCTGTTGGTGATATATTTGATATAAACTTAGAAAAGCTGGAAAAATTTGTATTACTCCATATTAATCCAATTAATGTAACAACAGGAGACAGTGAACTAGTGTATAATTTCCAACTATTTATTTGTGATATGGTAAGCGAAAAGAATGATTGGAAAACAAAACAGCAGACTAATAATTCAAAACTCCTTTATAATAAAACAAATGAACAAGAAGTGTTCAATCAAACATTGGAAATATGTACAGATTTTATAGGTATGTTGCGACATAGTAAGCATCAATCTTTAAAATCAGTTGGAAACATTAATGAACCACTATACTTTACACAAGACCAATTTACAATAGAACCATTTCAAGAAAGGTTTGACAATTTATGTTGTGGTTGGACTTTTAATATTGGAATAAAAGTAATGAATGACTTTGGTGCATGTACAATACCAGTAGTGAGTGAGGGTTCAGGCTACTAATGTTAAAGTTTTTAAAACGATTAAATAAGATAAAGATAGGCAAAATAGAAATAAAAATAATACCACCAACAATAACAATTAAAATATAAAAAATGGCAGATTTAGTAACAACAATTTCAGAAAGTGTAACATTGAATGGCTCAGTTAGAGGTTCATCTAATTCAGTAACAACTTCAAGTATAGTAGACGTTATGGAACGTATCGTGACTTGTACACATTCACAAACAACTACAATAGCTGTATTTGATACGTTTCCTTATTCTTCAGCTGGTGCAATAGATGTAGATAGAACTAAATACATCAGAGTTACCAACTTAGATACAACAAACGCAATAGAATTAGCAGTAGTAACCACAGCGACAAACTATCAAGTAACAATAACTGGCGGCAATTCTCATATCCTTTCTTTAGGACAGGCAGTTGCTTTAGGAGAAGGAGACACAACTCCTAGTTTTGGAACTATGGAGAACATTGCTTCTTTACAAGTTAGACCAGTAACAACAAATGACGCACAAGTAGAATTATTCGTTGGCTTGATATAATGAAAACTGAAAATATAGAAAGATACTTAAATAGCTTTGGCAAATATATAGTTCAACAATCAAGAACTAATTTAACTAAAGGCAAAAAAAATGTAGATAAGTCGTTATATAATTCTATTAATTTTAAAGTAACTACTGATGCTAACGGTTTTTCAGTAAAATTCTATATGAACAATTATGGAACATTTGTAGATAAAGGTGTTTCAGGAAATCAAGAAACACAAAGTTATAAAAGCTATACAGGACAAACGGTTTCTAGTCCTTATAAATATAAAAACAAACAACCTCCAACAGGCATTATAGAAAAATGGATAAAAAAAAGAGGATTAAGAGGAAGGGTTGATAAAGATTGGAAAAGTGCCGGAAATAAAGGAGGACAATTTATTAAAGATAAATCTTTTGCATTTTTAATTGCTAGAAAAATTAAATTAAAAGGAATAAAAAGCACTAGTTTTTTTCAAAGACCTATGCAATTAGGATTAAGGAAATTCGGTGCTGATTTGTTAAAAGCAATAAAAGAAGATGTAATGAAAGAATTTAAACAGTAAAACAAAAAACAATGCCATCAACAACTAGCATAATACAACAACCAGCATTTTCACCAATACCAGTTGGTCAAGATATAATATATACAGTTTCTAATACGCCTATTCTAGCTACTCAGGAAAGGGTGAAATATGTAGCGAAAGTTTGGATTAGTACATTAAGTATAAACCCAGCAGCTGACACACCTATAGGAACATTTAAAACAACACCGAACAATAGAGGGACAGGAGTATTTAACTTTAGACAACTTGCTGAAAGTTATGTTAAGTCAGATAATTTAGCAGCTAAAAATTCGCAATACAAAACTGCTTTTGTAGCGCCTGAATCTAGAGATGTACCAATACATAATATAGATAAGTATTCAGTATCCACTAACTTAGTAAAAAACTTTTTGGTTCAATTTTCAGTTGAATATTTAGGCGCAACTGATTGTGCTGGAAGTCAAGATGATGATGTTGTAAGAATATCATGTGGAAGTGAAAGCAATGCAGCAGACCAGAGATTATACATCATGAATGGCTACATAAAACACTCTGATGTTTTAAACTGGGGTGCGTTTCCTAATAATTCAGGATTTGGTTTTAAAATGAACAATTTTTATTTAACCACTGATGAAGATTCAGCACTTACTAATTTGCCTACTACATTATATGCTCAACCAACCGACTATGGAACATTAGCGTTATGGGTTAGAAACACAGCTAATTTATCTAAAATAAAGTTTCAATACAAACGAGATACTGGAGCTACTTTGAATATAGAATACTTAGAGAAAAATTCATCAAATGGAGCGTTTACTAATTTAAGTGGCATAGCAACGAAACAAGTTTTATTCTTTGGAGCATATCCAGCTAATATTAGACAATGGTCTGATACATTTGATGAATATATAAATGACGGCACAATTGGTTGTGGTTCAATAGAAATTACTGCATGGTCAGAAGATGATGTTGCAATAAGCAAGACATACAGTATTAAATTAATTAATCCACAAGGTAAAGGCTACGAACCAATTCGATTGTGTTGGTTAAACCAATGGGGTGCGTGGGATTACTTTACATTCAACATGAAATCAACTAGAACTATAAGTAAAAAAGAAAGCACTTATGAACCACTTGCTGGAACATGGAATGATTATTTATACTTACCACATGGATTTACTGGAGGAACACGAACCTTTAGAGTTAATGCAACTGAAAAAATAACTATAAATACAGACGTTTTGCCAAATCAAGAACCTTACAAAAACAACATAGCAGTAATGAGGGATAATGACTACAATCCAGCATTTGAAGAATTAATGAATAGTCCAGAAGTTTACAAAATTGAGGGTTACAAAACAGATTCAGCTGATGAAGTTATAACAACCTATGTAACACCAGTTAGAATGTTGTCACAGAATTTTACTAAAAAAACATCATCTAATGATGGAGTGGTTCAATACACTTTTGAAATAGAAATAGCTAAAGAATTAAGAACGCAAACAGTTTAATGAATTTACAACTTATATTATATCCGCAGAATTACGAGGGATTTGCTACTAACTATGGCGGACCTGTGCCTACAGAATTTATTGTAGATGGCGAAGATTTTAACACATTAGACGCTTCGCCTTTATTAGCTTCTACATTGATAGACCCTGATGGCGGCGACCTTATGAATGCTTCATTAGGCGGAACATTTCCTACTATACCTAATGCTTGGTATCGCTGGCATTCTACAAGCCCAGGAACAGCAGCTTTACCTTTTGCAGAAGCACCTTTAGTTGATGTTGGCACTGTAGCTTTAAATTCAGACTCTCAAGCACCAGCAACCACTGCGGGACAAAGTGGAATATATCAAAGACTACAAGGTTTGATAATAGGGGAAACTTATACAATCAAAGCACAATTTGCGACACCTAGTTATTTTCCAGCTAATGCGGAAAACTTTATCAAGTTATTAGCTTATGACAACACAACTCAGATAGGGGGTGGTCAAACTTTATTAAACGCAACTGACCATGGTGCAACAAATCCAATAGTCACTATGACTTTTACGGCAACAGCGCACAACAACACGATAATGTTGATGTATATAAACGTAGCAGAAACTGATACCACTGATAACTTAATGTCATTGTCAGTTAGGGGTTCAGGACAACCACCAAGTGGTGCTATCAATGTTATGGGTGATGGGCAAGTAATTTGTGACCTTTATGAAGATGAGGAAATGCCTTTAACACTTAGTGTTGATGATTTTAAAAATGCAGCAGAAAAAGTGCAATCATACTCTAAAGCATTTAAACTTCCAGCGACTAAAAGAAATAACCAAATATTTGACAACATATATGAGATAACAAGGACAATAGATGGGCATGCAGGTTTTAATCCATTAAAGAAAACTAGAGCAATTTTAAAAGAAGATGGAATGATTGTCTTTGATGGTTTTATGCGAATGCTTGATATAGTAGACAAAAAAGGAGAAATAAGTTATGAAGTAAATCTATATTCTGAAGTTGTTGCTTTAGCTGATTTACTAAAAGAAAAAACATTTAATGATATTAATTTTACAGAACTAGCACATGTTTATAATTGGGATGCAATTGAAAAAAGCTGGAATGAGAGTGGTACCGCCTTTCCTTATACTAATGCAGCTACGACACCATATCGAAGTGACTTTCATACTATAAAATACCCATTTGTTAATTGGACATCTCAGATATTAATTTCAGATGGTAGTCTTGGTACTGCTGGTAATCCTCAACTGCAATATACAGAACAAGTATTCAGACCATGGCTTCAAATTAAATATCTAATAGATAGAATATTTGCAGACACAGATTATAGTTATGAGAGTGACTTTTTAAATGATACTCAGTTTGAACGTTTATACATGGACTTTAACTGGGGTTCAGAAGAATTTGGTGCTTCCATTGCTGTTAACGGAAACTTGAAGCATAGAACTGCTCCATCTACAACAACATATATAAATGGAACAGATTGGGCTACTGCAACAGTTATACCTTTTTCAGTTTTTGTATCAGGAGGTCTAACAGCTTACTGGGATAATACAGACTATAAGTTTACATCAGCTGTAAACAATTTAACAGTAGATGTAGAATATTATATAAGATTAACAAATACACAACTACTTTTCGATTATTCAAATAGTGTAAGAATTGCAAAATATAATTCAGCTGGGCAATGGTTAGAGACTTTAGCTGAAGATACTAATTCTATCGTTCAAAACGGCTCTAAATACTTTCAGGGAACACTGACAACTACTTTAAATGTAGGTGAATATATTCAAGCTTCTAGTATAGTTGTTACGCATTCAGTAATTGTAGTATCTACTGTAGCTTCTACCCCATCTTACTTGCATTTTACAGCTTCTAATACGGCAACACAAGCTGATATGTTATTGAATAACTTACGTGGCGAGGTAAATCAATGGGACTTCTTAAAAGGAATTTTCACTATGTTCAACTTGGTTACCATACCAGTTGAAAGCAATCCAAAAGCTGTTAAAATAGAACCATGGAATGACTTTTTTAAAGCTAAAGAATTAAATTCAGCTGTTCTTGCTATTGATTTTGAAGAAAGAGATATACAACATGATTGGACACCTAAGATTGATATTTCAGAAATTAAACTTAGTCCACTGGCGGATTTAAATGAATTTACAATTTTTAAGTTTGAAGAAGATGATGATGACTGGGCTTTTCAAAATTATAAAAATAACACGTCTAATAATCATTTGTACGGAAGCAAAAAGTTTGATGGTAAGTATATAGCAACCAATGGTGCGAACAGTGTATTAGAGGGAACAAAAGAAATAATAGCGACACCTTTTGCTGCTACAGTGCCAGCACCTTTGCAACCTACTTGGGACGACATTATAGTTCCTCACATTTATTCTTACAATCCTGATGATGGAACATCTAAACCTTTTGATAATTTACCACGAATATGTTACAATAACGGAGTTAAGTCTACCTTTTCAAGTAAATATTACATACCAGCACAGAACGGTTCTTCAGCTGTTAGCGCACAAGATGAATATTTGCAGTTTAGTCATTTAAACTCTATACCAACTGCATCAGGAACAGTAGATTATAATTTTGGAGATTGTCAATTACTTAATCCAATAGGATTACCAACACCTATTAATTTGTTTAGTGTCTTTTGGTTGCCTTATTTTGCTGAATTATATAATCCTGACACAAGAATAATGACAATTAAAGTGGATTTAAACCCAGCTGATATACAATCATTTAATTTCTCAGATAGAGTGTTTATTAAAAATAGAGAGTTTAGAGTAAATAAAATAGACTACAAACCTGGTCAATTATCAACTGTTGAATTTATCTTAATACCTTATTAATATGGGAAAATACGATACACCTTTCACTTTAATAAATACAAATGCTGTTCCAAAAAGCGTAAGTAATACTGGCGTGGTTACCTTTAATGATGGAACAAGTGACTTTACACCAAACCGTAGTCAATGCGAACAATATGGATATACGTTTGATGTAGCAACCCAAACATGCAGAGCATTTATTAATAGCACCATATTAAACAATTCTTTTGCAAAGGTTAAAAAAAATATTCAGGGAACAAATAATTTTGTAGCACCCACATCGACGAATATCTATGTAATGGGGCAAAATAATAATGTAAATGGATTGGCAAGAAACAACATTGTAATAGGTGAATCAAATCAAATAAATGATTCAGTTAATAATGTGCATGTTTCAGGTGCTTTAGGTGAAGCTACGGCAACGAACTCACTTGTGATAGGGGGTAATGCCGCAGGTGATAATTTAGGGGAAAGACAAAGCATACAATTGCTTTACGGATTACAAACAACAGCAGGAGGAACAACAGCTAGCTTTTTAAATAATACCACTGATAGCTATTTTGTAGTTCCAAGTAATACAGCTATTTATTTTCATGCCGATATTTTAGCGGTTAGAGTAGGCGGAACAGGAACAGGAACAGCAGGTGATTTTGCAAGTTGGGTTGAAAGAGGAGTTGTAATAAACAAATCAGGAACATTAAGTATAGAAAGAGAACGTGATACAATTAAAAGCTCAGGAACAGTAACTAATTGGCGACCAACAGCAGCAGTTGATGGAACAAATTTTACGATAAATGTTAGAGGTGCTACAGATGTAACGATTGAGTGGTGTAGTAACATAACAATGACACAGATAAAAACAGGAGTAACATTATAAAATAAAGATAATGGCAAACACAACAGAAACAGCAACATTTAATGTTAAATCTAACATAGGAGAAGTTGGAAAAGATGCAGCATCAGCAGCAGGAGAATTTAGAATCATGGGAGTTTCTTTAAATTCAGTTAAAGCAGGATTTATTTCAGCAGGAACTTCAGCTAAAGCAATGTTTGGTTCAATAAAGGCAGGTTTAATATCAACAGGAATTGGTGCTTTTGTGGTTTTAATTGGTTCTTTAGTTAGCTATTTTACAAATACTAAACGTGGTGCAGATAAATTAGCACAAGCATTTACTGCTATGGGTGCTGTGGTTGACGTGCTAACTGATAGATTGAGTAGCGTTGGAGAAGCTTTAAGCTTTGTCTTTTCAGGGGAATTTAAAAAAGCAGGTGAAGCATTAAAAGGCACTTTCTCTGGAATTACTGATGAAGTTACAAAAGAAGTAGCTGCAATGGTTGCATTAAAACAAAGAACACAAGAACTTAGAGATGCAGATATGGACTTTATGGTTCAAAAGGCGGCTACTAGACAAGAAATAGAAAAAGCCAGATTAATAGCAGAAGATGAAACTAAGTCTGCACAAGAAAGATTAAAAAATCTCAAAACAGCATTAGAATTAGAAGCTGAAACAACTGAACAAGAAATAGCTTTAGCTAAAGAAAGAATGGCTATTCAAGAAGCAGAAATGAAGTTGAGTGAAAATTCGGCAGAAGATGAACAAAGATTAGCACAATTAAAAACAGAAATTATAGAAAAAGAAACAGCTTCTATTAAAATGAGAAGAAGGGTTGTTACAGAAGTTAACGCATTAGAACGTGAAATACATGCTGAAGAAAAAGCAAGGGCAAAAGAAAAGCAAGATGAAATTGATGCTAAAAACAAAAAAGATGAAGAAGATAGAATAGCTAGAGAAACAAAAGCAAGAAATGAAGCAGCGGTCTTATTAGCTTTACAACAAGAAAACACATTGGCTTTAATTGATGATTTAAAAGAAAGAGCATTAGCAGAATTAAAAATTAAAGAAGATAAAGAAATAGCTGAAGCTGAATTATTAGATAATGCTGAAGCGGTTAAATTAGAAATAGCAAAAAAATTCGCAAGAGAACGTGGAGAGGTTGAAAAACAATTTGCTGAAGATACAGTTAAATGGTCAGAAATGTCAGCTGAACAACAAAGAGATATTGCGTCATCAACAGCAGGAAATATGGCTACAATACTAGGAGAAGAAACAGCAGCAGGAAAAGCTTTTGCAATAACACAAGCAACAATAGACACATTTGCTTCAGCACAAGCGGCATACAAAGCAATGGCTGGAATATATGGTGTAGGACCTGTATTAGCACCAATAGCAGCAGCAGCAGCAGTTGCAGCAGGTATGAAAAACATAGCAGCTATAAAATCAACAGGAGGAGGAGGAGGAGGAGGAGGAGGTGGAAACCTTAGTGCAGCAACAACAGGTATGCAACCCCCAGCACCACAGATGATGTCAGGAGCATTTGAATTAGGTGGCGGTATTCCTGAACCTGAACCTATAAAAGCTTTTGTAGTTACAGATGAAATGACTAATAGTCAAGACCAATTAGCCAACATAAGACGTAGGGCTACAATCTAAAAATCAAATGAATATTAATTAAATCTATTATATACTATGCCTTGTAAAGAATGCGAAAACGGAAAATATAAATGGGGTAACACAGGAGAATGTGAATATGACTCTATGGCTGAATGTGAAGCTGCTAATAAAGACTATTACGAAAAGACAACATCTATCGTAGAATTAGTTATTGCAGATGAAAACGAAGAATTAGCAATTGATGCTATTAGCTTAGTTTCAGCACCTGCTATAGAACAAGATTTTGTTTATTTTAGTAATAAGAAAAACAATTTAACTTTTGCTAAAATAGATGAAGAAAAACGAATGTTGGTTAGTCCAGCTTTAATACCTAATAAGCAAATCTTCCGATATGACCCAAATACTGATTCAGAATACTATGTCTATTTTAGTCCTGAAACGGTGCGTAAAGCAAGTGAACTTTATTTAAAACACAACAATCATCATAAAGCTACGTATGAACATCAAGATAGAGTATCTGGTGTACTTACAGTAGAAAGTTGGATAAAAGAAGGTGATAGCGATAAGTCTAAACTATATGGCTATGACCTACCAAATGGAACTTGGTTTGTTAAAATGAAAATAACAAATGATGATTTATGGGAAAAAGTAAAAGCTGGAGAATTGAAGGGATTAAGTATCGAGGGCTACTTTACTGATAAAATGGAAAAAATGTCAGAAAAAGCACCAACAGACGAAGAAATCTTATCAGCTTTAAACGAGATAATAAAGGAAAATCAAACAAAGTAACTAACTATTCTATTATATTAAAAAAGAACCTATGGACATTAAAGAACAAATACTAGTAGCACTTGGCTTGAATAAGGCTGAGGAAGAAGTAAAATTAGCTTGGCAGGCGAAAGGAGAAGATGGTACAATATATGTATCAACTGCTGAAGAATTAGAAGCAGGAGTAGATATTTCTGTACTTACTGAAGATGGAACAACTATTCTATTACCTGTTGGAACTTATAAAACTGACACAGGAGTATCTTTCAGAGTTGAAGAAGAAGGCATTGTAGCTGAAGTTATAGAAAGCGAAACTGAAGAAGAAGTAACTGAAGAAGAAATGACTGAAGAAGTAAAAGAAGAAATGGGTGTTGATAGAGGAGAAGATGATGATGAAGTAGCTGTTGACGATTGGGAAGGTATGGAAAAAAGAATCAAAAACTTAGAAGATGCTATTGCTGATATCAAATCAAAATTAGGTGAAACTGATTCAGAAGAAATGTCAGAAGAAACTGTTGAAGAAACATCTGACAAACCTAAGTCAATTAAAACTACTGAAGTAGTAGAATTTTCAGCTGAAGATGAAATAAAAAAACTTAAAGAGGAAAATGAAAAACTAAAAATGGAATTATCTGAATCACCAGCAGATGCACCTCTAAACACAAACGCATTTTCAACTGAAGAAAACTGGTTTAATCAAACAAGAAAACCACAAAAAAATCTATCTAAAAGAGAAAGAATACTAAATAATATATTAACAAATAAAAATTAAACATTATGGCTTATACAGGAACTCCTGCAATTACTAGTAATTATGCAGGAAAAGCAGCTGGATTCTATATCGCAGCGGCTTTAAAAGAAGCAAAATCATTGGAATTTTTAACAATGATAGAAAACATCAAGTACAAAGAGAACATTCAAAAAATGGCTGGCGCTTCTTTAGTGGCTGATGCAACTTGTGACTTTACGGATGCAGGGACATTAACTATGACAGAAGCAGTTTTAACGCCTAAGAATCTACAAGTAAATGTAGACCTTTGTAAAGGGCAATTATTATCAAGCTGGGAAGCGGCTGACATGAGAGCAGGTGCAAACAACCAAACATCTCCAAGATTTGATGAGTATGTAATTTCATACTTTTCTCAAATTATCGCTGATGGTGTTGAGGGTTCTGTT